ATTCTACTGGTGATATAATGAAAAATCACGATGGTGTATTAGCACAAAAATTAATTGTATGTTTAAGAGAGTTATCTAAATTAGGTATTACAGGCATACTACAAGGCGATTTACTCTTTACGAAAGGCGATGTTAAAACAACTACAATAGATGAACAAGATTATTATGTGTTTACACCTAACACAATTACATATGCTGTGGCTAAAGATAGTCAAATAGGTAGAAGAATTGCCAGTGCAAGAATGGGTATTGTATTTCATACAGTATATTCAGGAAGTAAAATGAGTAATCTAAAGGCCAGCTTTGGTTCAATAAAAGGATTTCCTAAACTTTCATCAGTGTTTGTAACAGACGCCACTTATAAAGATGCTTCTGGTTCAGCAACATTTAATACTAATGAAATGACACAGTTTGATAGTATCATATCAATGGCAGAAGGTTCTTTATATAAAGCTGAACCTATTTTAAATCAATTCAATTCAACAGACCCATTATCAGTGGGTTATAAACTTAAATCTTTCTTTAATTATTTTATAAAAAATACACAAGGCGATATTGCCAAAGTAAGAGAATTGATTGATATGTTTAGATCATATTATGTAAATATGTTACAGCAAGAAGTAGATGCCGTTTCAAAAGAAGAAACTAAAAAAAAGTATAGAACAATAAGAGATAATGGTTTAGATTTTATAGACAAAAATAAAAATGCATTATACTTTACAATTGCAAGTTGGATTTCATTACAACGTGCAAAGAATTTTTTAATCAGAAAATTAAATCAAATACAATCAATAGGTCATTTTATAAGAACGCCTGATGGATATAGAGTAACAAGTCCTGAAGGATATGTGGCCGTTGATAGAGTGAGGGGTGCCGTTAAACTTGTAGATAGGCTAGAGTTTAGTCGTGCTAATTTTACAATAGCCAAAGATTGGGTAAAAGGATAAATGAAAACATTTAAACAATATATAAACGAAGATGCCAAAGGTCTGAAAAGTCCGAGTGGTGGATTGACACAAAAAGGTAGAGATTATTTTAATCGTAAAGATGGTAGTAATCTAAAAGCACCTGTAACAAAAAAACCATCTGAATTAAAAAAAGGTGGTAAGGCATATAATAGACGTAAGTCATTCTGTGCTCGTATGTCTGGTAATCCAGGCCCAATGAAAGACGAAAAGGGTAGACCGACTCGTAAGGCATTGGCATTAAGAAAGTGGAATTGCTAGTGAAATCGTTTGAACAAATACTTTCAGAAGGCTTATATGACCCTAATATATTTAAGGCTTTCTTTCTTGCAGGCGGGCCAGGTTCAGGCAAATCTTTTGTTGCAAGAAATGTATTTACAGGCACAGGATTAAAATTAGTTAATTCAGATATAGTATTAGAAAACAGTTTAAGAAAAGCAGGCTTGTCTTTATCTATGCCTGATGAAGAACAATATTTTAGAGATATATTAAGAACAAGAGCAAAGGCAATTGTAGATAATCAAATAGACTTATATGTAAAAGGCCGATTAGGTTTAGTTATAGATGCCACAGGTAGAGATTACAATATTATCAGTCGTCAGTTTAGTGCATTACAATTATTAGGTTATGATTGTTATATGGTGTTTGTAAATACAAGTTTAGAAGTTGCATTAGAAAGAAATTCTAAAAGAGAAAGAGTTGTACCAGAATATATTACTAAAAATTCTTGGCAATCAGTTCAAAATAATATAGGTAGATTTCAAAACCTTTTTGGCTTAACAAACTTTGTTGTAGTAGATAATAGTAAATCAGAACAAGAATTAGTTACATTAACAATGAATAAAGTAAATAGTGTTGTAAGAAGATTTTTAACTACACCTATCAAAAGTTATATTGCAAAAAGATGGATGGCAAAAGAAAGAATGGCAAGAAGAAAAGATGTTTAGATTAATTAAAGAAGCAGTGATAGATATACCTAGACGTACTTACGCCAAAGGTGTATTTGATAATGCTGATACAGATAATCCAAAATTAAAACAAGGCGTATTAGATATTATAAACAATCAAATTAAACAATTTAATGATATAAGACCGGTATTAAAATATAGTTTAGTTGGTTCAATACTTACAAAAACATATAGAGATGATGCTGATTTAGATGTGAATGTTTTATTTGATGTACCATTACCAGATAGAGATGTAATCAGAAAAGAATTAGCTAAGTCATTAAGAAACATTAATGGTGTATTAGTACCAGGCACAAAACATCCAATTAACTATTATATCATTACAGATCCAAACGTAAAAGAAACAAACGACAAAATGGCTGATGCCGTATTTGATGTTAAGAACAATACATTTATAAGAAAAGCAAAAGAATTTAAGTTTGATGCAAAACGTTATGCAGCTGACTTTGAAAAGAAAGTAAGAGAGATTGATGTAGTACAAGGTGAATTAAAACGAGACCTCATAGATTATAGAGAATTAAAAGAATTAGACCCTAACGATATATTAGATTTACAAGAATTAATAAATGAAAAAGTAACAGAAGTGGAAGATAGTATTAATCATTTAGTGGCCATAGGCGATGAAGTTTTAAAAGACAGAGCAACAGCATTTGCTACTGATATGACACCAGAAGAAATAAAAACATTTGGTAGAAAAAATCAATTACCTAAAAATGTTGTTTATAAGATGTTAGAAAAGTATCATTATCTAACTTTCTATAAAGCATTAAAAGATATAATAAAAGATGGCGAGATTACAGACGCAGAATTAGATTCAATTAAGGTTGAGGCAGTTAACAAATCTTTTGCATTTACTTTTGGTAGATTTAATCCACCTACAATTGGTCACGAGAAACTTATAAGAACAGTGGCCAGTCAAGGTATGGATTATAAAATATTTTTAAGTAGATCACAAGACTCAGTAAAAAATCCATTATCACCATCAGACAAATTAAAATATATGACTAAGATGTTTAGAAACTATGCGAGTCATATAATGGTTATGCCTTCAAATATGGTATTAGAATTAGCAACAAAAATATATAATATGGGTTATAGAAATGTAACAATGGTTGTAGGCAGTGATAGAGTTGCAGAATTTAAATCTATATTAAACAGATACAATGATGAAAAAAATAGACACGGATATTATAACTTTGAAAAAATTAATATAATATCGGCTGGCGAAAGAGATCCAGACGAAGAAGGTGTTACAGGTATGAGTGCAAGCAAGTTAAGAGATTACGCAAGACGAGGAGATTTAAAAAATTTCAAAAGAGGTGTACCAGGTAACCTATCAGAAAAAGAAAAGAATGAATTATTTTTTGATGTAAGAAAAGGTATGGGACTATCAATAAGTTTAGCTGCAGACTTTGAACCACAAAATAGCAAAGTAAAAACATTACAAGAGTTTGAATCTCAACAAGTAAGAGATTTATACATTAGAGAAATGATATTCAATATAGGCGAACAAGCACATAACGTAAACTTGGATATAAAAGGTAAAGTAATAAGACGAGGTACAAATTACATTGTACTAGAAGATACAAACAATAATTTACACAAGTCTTGGATTTGGGACTGTGTACCTATTGCAGCCAATAAAGAAGTTGCAATAAGAGAATATAACTTAGATGTTGATTATGGATTTACAGCTGTTTCTACCATAGAAGAAAAGACAGAATTACCACAAGACAAAGATGTAAGTAAAGAACCAGGCACTCAACCTAAAAAATATTACAAAGGATTATCAAAATCAGATAAAGAAAAAAGAGCAGACCATTTTAAAAGACAAGACACCACAAAACCTGGATACGAACCAGCTCCTGGTGATGACAAAGCAAAAACTAAACCAAGCAAATTTACTCAAAAATATAAGAAGATGTTTGGTGAATTTAAGAAAGATTTACAAGCGAGATTTAATATGACAACAGATAAAAAAGAAGCCTATGATGTAGGCCACGACTATGCTCAACATACGTCTAAAACAACACCAGGTGAACCAGGTTACGATCCTAATTATAAAGGTACTACGTATAAGCCAAGTAAACCTGAAGATAATTTAAAGAAAATAACGACTCAGGATATAGAAGAATGGGCCAGTTCAAATGAAACAATAGATAAATATAGAGAAAGGTACGGCGATAATTACAAGTCTAAAATAGACGAAGTCAAAGGTAAGATGTTATCTTTCAAAGATTACGCTAACAAATAATATGAGTTTTATAACAGAATCTAAAAAAGCATACAAACAAGTAAAAGAAAATCACGTTGCAATTGCTATGGGCAATATGTTAGATGATGAAGGTAGTATGATATTAAATCAACTAGAAGAATTAGAACGAGGTATTGAGATGCTTCGTACTTACGTTGGTAACGATTATGAAAAACAATTACCGGCTTGGGTACAATCTAAAGTTACTTTAGCAACCGATTATATCTCTACTGTAGGTAATTATCTTTCTAGTAAAAATGAAAAAGCAACAGAAGAATCTATTAAAGAATCATTTTCTTTAGAAGAAAATACTTTTGAAAAAATTTACCAAATGCAACAAGATGGTAAATCAACAGAAGATATAGCAAAAGAATTAAAATTAAATCCAGCTTTAGTTAAAAAAGTTTTAGGTGAAAATACAATAATTTCAGAAGGCCTTTCTGACACACAAATTTCTCAACTTAAAAAAGAATACGAACCATTAAAAGGTAAAACAATTACTACTTCACAATATCAACAATTAAAAAATATATTGTTTAAACTACAAGATGGCGATTTAGAAAAATTACAAAAACAAAATATACCATTTGCTTCAACAGGAGCTGGTTCAATATTAAGAGCAAGAAAATCACCAGTTAAAATAACAAGTGTTAAAGTACCAGGTTTAGAAGGTATGGCCGAAGAAAAAATACCACAAGGTTACTTAGATTATTTAAGAACAATTGTTTATAAGAAAGTAGATTTCTACGAAATACCTCCTAAACATATTATACAACATTGGAGAGATGAAAAAAATAAAGATAGATTTACAGGCAAGATTATTGATTATAAAGAAGAAGTAGAATTACAAGAAAAACCTAGTATAAAACAATATGTAG